CCTACACAATGATCGTTAGAACACCACGCCTTGAGCGTGACTTCACCGTCCTACCCAACCGGGCACTCCGCGACCCCTACCTGTCCTACAGGGCTCGCGGCGTCCTCGCCTACGTCCTGTCAATGCCGGACAACTGGCGCACCAGCGGCGACACACTCGCCCGCCAAGGCCTCGAAGGCCGCGACGCCATCAGGGCCACCATCAACGAGCTGATCCGAGCCGGCTACGCCAGGCGCGTCAAAGCCCAAGACGAACGCGGCCGCTACACCACAGAGCTGCACTTCTACGACACCCCCAAGTCTGTGCACATCTTGGGGAAACTCAGGGGAAAACGAGACACACCGACGACGGAAAACCAGTCGTCGGAAAACCAGTCGTCTAAAGAAGAACTGATACCAAGGACTGTTAAAGAATCAGAGAGTGTTCTAGAGAGTGAACCAAAACTCTGTGGATACTGTTCAGGACAAGGCATGATCGCGGAAGGCTTTGCCGGACTACCCACGTTTTGCCCGGACTGCAAAGGCGACGGACTCGCACGTGGCTAACCACCGACGCAAAGACCTTGACGACGCGGCCTACCGAAAAGCCCGCGCCGAATTCCTACAACACAACGACGTCTGCCAATGGTGTCGGCGAGCCAAAGCCACCACCATCGACCACATCACACCCGTGATGCACGGCATTGACCCCAAAGACCAAAGCAACTGGGCGCCCGCCTGCCACAAATGCAACAGCAGACGCGGAGCCGAAGCCCTCGCCCAAAAACGTAACCAAAACGCAAAAAACAGAAAAAATCCCAAAACTTTTTTTGAAAATGAAAAAAAATTGACCCCGAGCCCATCCGTCTGTGTGCCCTTAGACGAAGGGAACCCCCCTGGTTTGGCTGGGAATGGGGCGGTGCCGGCTGATCGTGTCGAGTTTGGGCGTATCCCGCCGAGGCTGTTTTGTGCTGCTGAAGGTGTCGGTTCTTTTGGGGCCGAGGTGGCGGCCTTGGCGGCGCGCGATCTCGGGATCGAACTCATGCCGTGGCAGATCGAGGCGCTCGAAGGGCAGCTGCGTTACGACGCGGGCGGCCAGTTGTGTCACACCCGGTCGCTAGTTTCGGTGTCGCGTCAGAATGGCAAGTCGGTTGCCCTGAAGGCGCTCGCGTACTGGATCCTGTTGTCGGAGCCGGTGCGGCGGCGCGAACCGATCACGCTTATCACCACCGCGCACAACCTTGACCTGGCTTCGGAGCTGTTCTATTCGCTGGCGCCAATCCTCGAGGCCCGATACCAGGCGAAGCTGCATTGGTCGAAGGGGCATCAGCGGGCCGAGATGCCTGACGGCACCCGGTGGCTGGTTCAGGCCGCCACACCTCGAGCGTTTCACGGCTTCAGCCCGCACTACATCCTGGCCGATGAGATCTGGGACATCAGCGGCGACGTGATCTTTCAGGGCGCTTTGCCGTCGCAACGTGCCCGCCGCGAACCGCTGTTCTCGGCATGGTCAACAGCCGGCACCGAAGACTCGATTGCCATGATGAAGCTTCGCGAAGCCGGACTCCGAGCAATCGATGAGAAGAAACCTGGCCGCCTGTTCTTCGCAGAATGGTCTGTCCCGCCCGGTGTCAGCCCCGAAGACCCCGTCTACTGGCCGATGGCCAACCCCGCCCTCGGCTACACGCTCACCCTTGACCGGCTTGAGGAAGAATTTCAGAGCCCCGACAAATCCGCGTTCCTACGGGCCGCCCTCAACCTGTGGATCGCGTCAGCCTCGTCGTGGATTGAGCCAGGCGAATTTGCGCGGCTTCGCACAACCGAACTACCCGCCGGTGGGATCATCGCCGTCGACAGCTCCATCGACGACTCGATGTATTTCGCTGTGCGGGCCGTACCGATTGACGGCAAGGTTGGCGTCACCGTCGCGTTTACAGCCGAAACCCTCGCCGGCGTCTGGCAAGAGCTTGAGGCCGCCGCGGCCGACTGCACCCGAATCCTGCTGACCCCAAGCCTTGACGCGATCGCCCCGCCGTGGCTGGATCGCAAAAAAACCACGGTCGGCTACGCCGAACTGCTGACCCACACCCAGAACGTGCGGCAAATGATCCGCGACGGCATCCTGGTGCACACCGGCGAACGCATGCTTGAGGAACACGTCAACCGGGCGGTCGGTGTTCGCGCCCAGAACCAGTACGCGTTGTCGTCACAGAAATCGCCGGGGCCGATCGCACTCGCCCGGTGCATGGTGTGGGCCGCGGGTTTCGCCGCCCGCCCAGGTCAACTCCGATCCAAACCTGCGATCGCGTTCGGCAGGTAGGGGATCAATTCGCGCGCGTGCCCCAAACGCTTGCAAACGCAACAACCATCAGTCACAATCGTTGCGATGGCAAAGTTTCGTCGGCAGAAGGTCACAATGGCCGCCTATGCGCCTGCACCTGTGCAGGCCGCCGCTGCTGGCGCATCGCAGATAGGGCAGTTCTATTCGTACAGCGTAGGGGCAGACGAGCAGGCTGCCCTATCTGTCCCCACCATCGCCCGCGCCACCAGCCTGCTCACCACCGTCGTTGGCACGCTCGATCTCAAGAGCTACGGCCTCGCGTGGAACGGCGAAGAGTACGAAAAGATCTGGATCGAAGGCGAGTCGTGGATGACACGCCCCGATCCTCGAGTGACGCGGAACTTCATCATGTCGAAGACCGCCAAGGATCTGCTGTTTTACGGTCGAGCGTTTTGGGCTGTCACGTCGCGCTACTCGACCGGATTTCCGGCGACGTTCCAATGGCTGCCGGCGAACATGGTTTCGACACCCGATCAGGCTGGCCCCGAATGGTTCGGCCCATCCAACGAACCCGAATTCAACGGTCTGCCACTCGACCCGAAAAACGTCGTGCAATTCCTGTCCGGCAACCTCGGCCTCGTGTACCAGGGCAATCGTGCGGTGCGTGTCGCGTTGCGCCTCGACCAATCCGCGGAACGTTTCGCTACCAACGAAATCGCAGCCGGGTATCTGCAGCAGAAAGGCGGGGAACCGATGTCGGGCGAAGAGCTCGGCGAAATGGCCGCCGCCTGGGCAGCGAACCGACGCACCAACGCGATCGGCGCCCTCAACGAATTCGTTGAATTCCACAGCTTCGATCAAGACCCCAGCAAATTGCAGCTCGTCGAAGCACGCAAATACCAGTCTCTCGAGCTCGCACGCCTCACCGACATCCCTGGCTACCTGCTCGGCATCGATCAATCTGGCATGACGTACATGAACGCACAGCAGGCACGGCAAGACCTGATCCTGTTCGGCGCCCGACCGTTGCTCCACGCAATCGAGGAACGTCTCTCGATGGACGACATTCTTCCCCGCGGCCGCCACGTGCAGTTTGACGTCGACGAATACGTCGAAGACTTCATGATGGACGAAAACGAACGCGGCGTCGTCAACGAACCGTCACCCGACATCCCCGAAGACGAAATGAACCTGGAGTAACCCATGATCCGTTTCACCGCAAATCCCGATCTCATCATCGCCGAAGCAGGCGAAGAAGACCGTCCCGCCCGCATCGCCGGCGTGGCCGTGCCCTGGGGCATCACCGCCACCGTCTCCGGCGGCCAACGCGTCAAGTTTCTCCGCGGCGCCTTCGACGTCAACCAGAAGCGCGCCAAACTCGTCGAAAACCACGACCTCACGCAGCTGCGCGGCGTCGTCACCCAACTGACCGACACCGAAGCAGGCCTCGAGTTCGAGGCAGAATTCGCACGCACCCGCGCCGCCGCCGACGCGATCGAGCTCGTCAAGGCCAGCGCATACGACTCGGTTTCAGTCGGTGCGAACCCGATCAAATACAAATTCGACAAAACCGGCACGATGATCATCTCGCAAGCCGAGATCGTCGAAATCTCCCTAGTCGCGGTGCCCGCATTTTCCGATGCGGTCATCACAGAAATCGCCGCCTCGGCCACACCAGAGGACGACGAAGAAAACCCACAGGACACCCCCGAGGAGGAACAAATGTCCGACCCCATCCAGGCCGAGGCCCAGGCACCGGCAACCGTCCCGACGCCGCTCTTCGCTGAAGCGCGCCG